CTAAGCTAGGATACACAGATGGATTTTGGTTTCCTCATCCATCACCAGAAGGAGGAAACGATACGATAGGATACGGCCATAAGCTACTTGACAGCGAAGATTGGATGAAAGAAGGAATTTCAGATGAAGAAAATGAAAGACTTTTGTATCAAGATATTTTCTCTGCTTCGGAAAATGCAGCAGAGGTCATTAACGAGTACGGAAGCGATAATTTTGAAGATCTACCTCAACACTGCCAAGAAATATTTACTGACTTTGTTTTTAATCTTGGCGGTAATGGTCTTCGTAAGTTTCCTAAATTCGTAACTGCAACAGTGTACGGTGACATGGATGGTATGAGAGAAGAGTATAAAAGATATTATCGTACACCCTCTGGAGAAGTAAGAGAACTAGAGGATCGTAATAGAGAATTTTATAACTTGTTTTTGGCATAGTGGAATAAACAAATGGATTTAACAATACAAAACTTTGAAAATAACCTTGGCAAACTTGATGAAAATATGCAAGAAAAAGTTATAGACCTTATTGAGCAAAACCCACAAGAAGTTTTAGAAGGTTTAGCAAATGCTTTTGGTGTAAGCTTAGTGACAGAAGAAGGGGTAACTACTGGGCCTGATACATTTGGAGAAGAAACGGATAGAGTCCCTTCAGATGAAGAAGAGCCTCCGTTTGCAGCAGACCCTAGACAAACGGCAGAAGATCCTCCGTTTGCAGCAGATCCTAGACAAACGGCAGAAGATCCTCCATTTGCAGCAGATCCTAGAAAATACGGAGATCCTGGAACTTTTGAAGAGATGCCACAAGATCCTCCATTTGCAGCAGACCCTAGACAAACGGCATCTATGTACGGTGTTGGTAAACCTGAAGAGGGAATGGATAGCCCCTACCCTGTAGAAGTAGGAACACTTGGAGATGATACAGTTTCTGGAGTAGGGCCACCTCTTATACCAATGAAAGAACAGATGCAAAAACTGCAGCTAGGCCAAGCAGTAGAGAGATCAGACCAGAGCACAGAAATAGTACCGTCTCAAGAAGAGTTACTTCTAGGTATGTCTCAACCTGCAGAAGGTGAAGAAGCTGCTGCAGAAGGTGAAGAAACTACTGGAGAGATTGCAGTAGAAGGAGCAGACACCAGCGGTGTTGCAGACGACATACCCATTAAGTCTAGCGAAGGAGCCTTTGTACTAAACGCAGAAGCAGTTACATTTGCAGGACGTATGGACATACGAAAGATGATAGAAGAAGCTGCAGAAAGCTTAGAGAGACAAGGCAAGAAAGTAAACATAGGAAATATAAAAGATCCATCTGCTCAGACTACAGGTACAGAAGACGTTCTTATAAGCAACGGTGAAGTAATAATCTCAAAAGCAATGGCAGAAGAAATTGGTGGTGATAGGCTTACTAAGATAAATGAACGAGGAAAAGCAGCTACCGAACAAAAAATACAGGAACAACAAGCACAGGAACAACAGGGAACACCACAAAAAACAATTCCTGTTCGTGCTACGTAATTCTACAAGCGTTATCTTGTAGTATCTGCAGCCACCCAACATAGTTGGCACTGCATCTAACCAACCAACGGCTACCCTGAAATCAGGCCCCGAATGGAGGAAAAATTGAGTACAGAAGATATAAAAGGCCCTTACAAAGGAGCGTACAAAGAAGAAGCTTTTAAAGAAGAAGACGAAGCGGAAACTCCCGAAGAAGCCACCCTTGAAGAAGAGTCCACTGAAGAAGAGGTTATTTCTTTTGGTGGTTCAAAAGAAAGCGAACACGATTTTAAAAAGCGTTATGATGATCTAAAGAAACATTACGATGCTAAGTTAAATGAATGGAAAGAGGAAAAAGAAAGCTTGGTTTCACAAGCAGCCTCTGAAGTTCAGCAAACTGAGCCAGAAGATGCTGACATAGAAAGTTTTAAGGAAAACTATCCTGACGTTTATAATATTGTGGACGCTATAAGCACCAAGAAAACAGAACAACTTCACGCTGAAATTAATCGTTTAACAAAGCGTGAGGAAGAACTAAAGGCAAAAGGTGCTTATCAAGAACTATTAGCCCTGCACCCTGACTTCTCTGAAATCAAAAAATCTGAAGAGTTCAAAGAATGGTTAGGAAAGCAGCCACCTAATATTTCAGATGGAATCGCTAAGAATAACACAGATGTATCATGGGCTGCTCGTGTCATAGATCTGTACAAGGCAGATTCTGGCCTAAACAAGAAGAGAGGCCGTCCTAAATCTCAGGCTTCGGCAGCAGAGGCAGTTACAAGAACAACAACAAGAACTATCTCTACCGACCCGAACTCTAACAAGAAGACATGGACAGCTTCTGAAATACGTGCGCTCAAACCAAGTGAATATGAAAAGTTTGAGGCAGACATAGATCTGGCTCGACTAGAAGGGCGCATCTCAAACGGCTAAAGGAGGTCTAAAATGGCTATTGCTACTGCTGCTGGATACAGCAATCTACCAAATGGCAATTTTCAGGCTGAAATCTATAGTCAAAAAGTTCTTAAATTTTTCCGAAGAGCTTCGGTGGTTGAAGATATTACAAACACTGACTACGCAGGGGAAATTGAAAACTTTGGTGACACAGTTCGCATTATTAAAGAACCTGCTGTTACCGTAAGTTCGTATGCTCGTGGTGCTGTGGTTACTCCGCAGGATCTCGCAGATGACGAAATTCAATTGACTGTAGATAAGGCTAATGCCTTCGCTTTTAAGGTAGATGACATTGAAGAAAGACAATCTCATGTAAATTTTGAGTCTTTGTCTACTTCTTCAGGTGCATTTGCTCTGAAGCGAAATTTCGACAAAAACGTACTTCAGGAAATGATAGATTCTGCTGGTATCAAAGGTGCTTCTGGTTCTGTTGAAACAGATAGTAATCTTGGTACTGCAGGAACTCCTGTCACTGCAGATGGTTCAGACGCTGGTGATGAAATTGTAAACATGATGGCTCTTATTGCACGAAAGCTCGATGAGCAAGACGTGCCTGAAGAGGGTCGTTGGTTTGTAGCACCACCTCGTGTGTATCAGAATTTGTATACAGCAGGTTCTAAAATTATGGAAGTACAAGTAACTGGAGATGCTGTTTCTCCGTTACGTAACGGATTAGTCACTAACCAAAAGGTTATGGGCTTTTCCCTTTACAAGTCTAATGCTTTGAATCAATCGGCTGACATTACAGATGATGATTTAGTATCGCTTTCAGGCGTAGGTACTGGTGAGAACGTAGTTCTTGCTGGTCATATGTCTGCAGTTGCTACTGCATCTTCGATTGCAAAGACTGAAGTAGTACGAGATCCTGACAGCTTTGCTGACATTATCCGTGGTCTTCATGTCTTTGGCCGAAAAGTCCTTCGTCCTGAAGGTCTGGTTCTAGGCATTATTGACTACTCATAGGAGGGTTTATCATGGCTACTGTTGATTTAACAGGTGGGCAGGGTACTGGTGAGTTTATGCCCTCCCGACAACGAGGTGTTCATGTCGTTGAAAAAACTTTTGATGTTGCTAAGCTTATTGCAGACAGTACCATTACTGCTGTTACAACTGGCGATGTCTTTCAAGTTATTGACGTTCCTGCTGAGTGCTATTTACTCCACGCAGGGGCCGAAGTTTTAACGGCTTTCACTGGTACTTCACCAACATGCGACATTGACTTCGCTGCTGGAGATGACTTAGTAGATGGTGGCGACATCAGTTCTGCTGGTTATCTTGCTAAAGGCACCAATGGTCACGTAGACTATACTGCAGTTGCTACATTTAGCAACCGTATTACAGCTACAGACACCATTGATGTGAAACTTGAGTTCACAGGCGGTACAATGTCTGCAGGTAAGATGCGAGTTTATGCTATTCTTGCTGATATTTCTGGTAAAACAGAAAAGCAAGTTCATAATGGCTCTGCATCTGGTTAATACTATTGGGTATTGGAAGGGGGGAAATTTTCCCTCTTCCGTACTCTTTTTATAAAGTTAGAGTAAATATATGCGACCTGAAAAAGTAGAAATTATACGTCCTTTTGGTCCTAGTATGGCACGTTCTAAAATGCCACAGGAACTAATAGATGCCTTTAATACTTCAGCAGATGGAGTTATTAAAGATAAAGAAGAATTAAAAAAGAGAGATTATTCTGCTAATCTCGTAGGAAAAGTACAAGAAGAGTTTAGTATTCCTCAAGAAGTTTTTTCAAAATATCAAGATTTTTTTAATTTTACCATTGAACAATATTTAAACTGGAATGATGATTTTTTAAATAGGCAACGCCCTGAAGATTCTGTGTACAATATACATTACTTATCTGGTTGGTTCGTTAGAACTTTTCCTGGAGATTTTAATCCTAACCATATGCATACAGGCTGTGATCTTTCTGCAGTTGGGTATTTAAAAATGCCAGAAGATATTGAAGAAGAGTGGAAAGAGGATTACAAAGATAACTATCCTTGTGTAGGGCATATAGAATTTCAGCATGGAACACCTGCACTGTTTAATGCCCATAACCAATTAATAAAACCTGAAGTAGGAGATTTTTATCTATTTCCTGCATATTTATTACATTGTGTTTATCCTTTTAAATCTAAAGGGGAACGTAGATCTTTTAGTTTCAACGTAAAGTTAAAATTAAGTAAGGATGGTACGGAACTTCCTGATAACGCACACTAATAGAGGTATGGTATGAATTACGTAGAACTTATTAATGCCGTTCTTTACGATCTGAACGAAACTACTATTGCTGAAACGGCTGATGGTCTTGCAGCTACACGAGGTATACAGACTACTGTAAAAGAAGATATTAATAAGGCAATTCGTAATATAAATAATGAACACACTCAGTGGCCCTACAACTACGACAGAGTAAAGTACACGTTATTTGGTGGAAGAACAGAGTATAAGTTTCCAATAAAGGTAGCAGTTACTTCAGTATCAGGTGCTTTTGTAATCAACGAAAGAATAACAGGCGGTACTTCTTCTGCTATTGGAGTAATACGAAAAATAAAAGAAAGTTTTTTGACAATAGAAGTTGTTGATGGTACATTCCAATCTTCAGAGACTTTGACAGGTGCTACCTCTACAATTACAGCAACATCTGGAAGTATTCGAGAGACTACAGACGTAGACTTCGACAGTTTTTTTCTGGTTCCTCGTAACTTAATTACAAAGGGTGATTTTGATGAGTCTTTTACCCTTACTAATTTTTGGACAAGGCGTACATCTAATCCTGCAGGAACAGCTACTACTGGAACTCCTGCACTAAGCAATGCTTCCTCTGGAAACAATGCATATGCTGCTGGTGTTCTTAGACTTAACGATGGAACTTCCGATCAACTAATACCTACGGTTGAAGGTGAAAAATATAGACTTACAGTGCGGTTTGCTTCTGGAACTAATAGCGATTCTTCATCTACTCTACGTGTATTTGCAGGAACGTCTTCAGACAAGGACTCAGACCTATCAGAAGACTTTACAATAAATGACGTAGGTAGAGGAGCTATCAAAACTACAACATTCACTGCTACTAACCAACAAACTTATATTTCGCTGAGCAACGAAGCGTCTGCTAATCTAGATGTTGATTTTGTACAAGTTTTTCAAGAAGACTTATCACCTAGAAAACTAGACTTTTTAACTTATGATGAGTACCACTCAGGAAAAATAACTTCAGCGTCTGAAAGAGAAAGATCACAACTAGCACTTGTAAATCCTGATTCTGGTTTTGGCACTCCAGAAAAAGTATTTAAGCCTAACCTTGCAGATGCTTTTGGTTTAAGTCCGTCTCCTGATAACGATGCTTTTGAGTTAGAGTTTGACTTTTGGACTACATCTGAAGATCTTACAGCGTTTGGAGATATACCTAATATACCTATCAGGTTCCATGACGTAATCGTTGCCAGAGTAAGATATTTTGTACATACACTGCGAGGAAATATACAAGCTGCTCAGCTAGCACAAAGAGACTATGAAAATGGTGTTAGGCGTATGAGAATAGAACTTATTAATCAGAAAAACTACATGAGAGCCGTTTAATGACTACACAAGCTTTTCCTGTAAACTGTGATGGTGGACTCGTTCTGGATAAGAGCGTATTTGTTATGCAACCTGGAGAAGCTATAAGGCTTATAAATTTTGAGCCTGATATTGGCGGTGGATATGCTAAAATAAAAGGATTTTCTAAGTTTTCAGATACGGAAGTAACTGGAACAGGAGGTATACTTGGTTTAGCTTTTTATGGAAATGAAAAAGTAATAGCCTGTCGTGGACCAAATGTTATGCATGGTACAGGAGGATCGTGGACTTCTTTAACTACAGGACGTACTTCTGCAGGACGGTATGATTTTACAAGCTATGATTGGGACGGTACAGAAAATCTTGCAATGGCAGATGGCGTAAACGATGCTGCTTTTTTTGATGGCAGTACTCTTACAGCCATTAACGCAGCAAATGGAGGCACTAAGCCAACTGCTCCAGATGTAGTACAAGAGTTTAAAGGCCATCTATTTTTTGGAGGTATGTCTAATTCTCCTCACACCGTCAAATTTTGTGCGCCTTACGATGAAAATGATTTTTCTGCAGCTTCTGGTGCAGGAGAAATAGCTTTTGGTAGCGATGTAGTTAGCTTAAAACCCTTTCGTGACAACCTGATTATATTCTGTAAAGAATCAATCTACAGGCTTGCAGGTACAAGTGCAGCAGATTTTCAGGTAGCACCAGTTACACGCAACATAGGCTGTTTGACTCACTACTCTGTACAGGAAATAGGCGGTGATCTTATATTTCTTGCTCCAGATGGTTTGCGTACTATTGCTGGTACTGAAAAGATTGGTGATACAGAGCTTGGTACAATATCTAAACAAATACAGACAAGACTTAATGGTTTGATACAAGATCAAATAACACAAGTATCTTCCCATGTAATTAGAGCAAAATCACAATATCGTATGTACTTTCCTAATACTGCTGAGAGTGAATCTGAGGCACAAGGAGTAATAGCAGTCCTTAAGAGAAATCTTACTACTGGACAAATTAACTGGGAATTTTCAGACATAAAAGGCATCAAGCCTAAAATAGCTGAATCAGGATACATAGCAGATATAGAAAAAGTTATTCATGGGGACTACGATGGGGGCTATGTATACGTACAAGAAAGCGGAAATGACTTTGATGGCACTACCATGAGTTGCCAGTATAGGACTGCAGATTTTAATATGGGAGATGTGGGTATACGTAAAAATATGCAGAGGGTTTTGCTTAACTATAATCCAAGCGGTACTGTTGCAAATGTAGATATGAATCTCGTATATGATTATGGAGACACAACAGTAAATAACCCTGCAGCATATGATCTTGTAGACAGTGAAGGTGCAGCTTTTTTTGGACAAGCTTCATCTAAATATGGAACAACAAGGTATTCTACAACAGACTATACCCCTCTATTTAGGCAATCTGTAGAAGGTTCAGGGTTCGCTGTAGCACTTAACTTTTTAGATACAAGCACAAATCCTACATACACACTTAAAGGATTTTCATTAGAATTTACACCAGGAGCTAGACAATAATGGGAACAGGATTCGCAAAAACAAGCCCTACCCCTTTTGCTACAGGCGAGGTAATAGAAGCAGCAGACTTTACTACTGAGTTCAATGCTATTGATGCTGCCTTTACTGCTAGCACAGGGCATTCTCACGATGGGACTACAGGAGAAGGCGGTAACGTAACTAAGCTATTAGGTACTGCCCTTACTATAGGTGATGGAACAACAGGTACAGATATTGCTGTTACCTTTGACGGTGAGTCAAACGATGGTCTTCTTACATGGATGGAAGATGAAGACATGTTCAAGTTCAGCGATGAGGTAATGCTGATTGATGATGAAAAACTTATATTTGGTTCTGATTCTGATTGGACAATAGAGTACGATGAAGATGGTGATAATGACCTTGTACTAACAGGGTCTGATATGGCTATAGAGAGTTCAACATCTGCTAAACCTGTACTAACAATAACCAATACTAATGCAGATTCAAGTGGTGCTAGTTTAATACTTAATAAAAATGGAGCTAGCCCTGCTACAAGTGATGTTATAGGTAATATAGATTTCTTAAGTGAAGATGCAGGAAATGCAGCAACAACCTATGGACGAATACAGTCTACTATTGTTGATGTTACTGCTGGTGGTGAACAAGGAGGGATAGATTTTTATGTTGCAGAAAATGATGGAACTCTTACAAAAGGTATGGCTATTGCAGGGGCAGCGAGTGATGGTGACATTACTGTTGATATTAGCACTCACGATGGCAGTGCTGGTGGTCTTAAGCTAGGTGGTACACTTGTAACAGCTTCAGCTTCAGAACTAAATGCCTTAGATGGTTTTACAGGAACAGTTAGTACTGTATCTCTTAGCGGAAGCACAAATAACACAATAGCTACAGTTACAGGTTCAAATGCACTAGCTGGTGAAGATCATTTAACTTTTGACGGTTCAGATCTAAAATTACTAGAAGATGTAAACGATGGAAACCCGTCTATATCTATTGGTGGTGCAGATGCTGAAAAGGGAATGATACAGGCAGTTTTTGACTCCAGCGCACAAACCCTAAACTACCTAGAAATATCTACAGCTACAGCAGACGGCGGTACAGATGCTGGTAAGATACGTTTTGATGTAGACGGTACAGATGTTGTAGAAATAGACGATGGCGGTATCACCTTTACCAACGGTGCTAACTGGGAATTAGGTGTGGCTGCAACAAGCGGAACAACAGCAGGTAAGGGTCTAACAGTTGCTGCTGGTTCTTCTGCAACAGGATCAGCTAACATTAATGGTGGTGATCTTACACTGTCTTCAGGTGGCGGTGATGGAACAGGTACATCTAAGATAGACTTTAAGACAAAGGCTAATGGAACAGACGCTGCTGCTTCCAAGATGCAACTGTCTGGTGCAGGTGTACTAACATTAAGTGCAGGTGGTATTGTTATACCTGACGATGGTAATATAGGTTCTGCAAGTGATACGGATTCTTTAGCTATAGACTCAAGCGGAAACGTAACAGCATCACAAAATCTAACAGTTACAGGAAACTTAGTAGTTAACGGAACGTCAACAACTTTGGACGTTTCAACTTTAGCTGTTGTAGATCCTATCATACATTTACAAACTGCTTCAGATGGCTCCGCATTAGGATCAGATACTAATAAAGATGTTGGCATAGCAATGCAATATCATACAGGAACTGCTGCAAAAACAGCATTTCTTGGTATTGATGATGATGACTCTTACAAGTTAAAGTTTATTCCAGATGCAAGTTTATCCAGTGAAGTAGTTAGCGGTTCAGTAGGAACAAT